GTAGGATGTTGTTTCAAAGCGCCCAATTAAGGGAAAAAGTGCCTAGCACTTAGGACTCCTCATCTGATTGTTGATCTTCAGACGGGGGAGCCACCACACGCAGCTTGTTCTTGAGTGGTTTTGGAAGGGCCCGATTTACGGCCACCTCGTCGAGAATTTTCATGCACTGGAGGTGCCCGAAAACCCTTCCGATGGCTGCCGCGATTTGCCCTGGCGTTTGTGGAGCTGTTACGCCCACGTTGGCCAGTGCCAGACGTTTCCGGTCGATGGAGTTGTTGGTTTGTTGCCAAAACACCGCCAGGCCGTTCACTGCCTTGTCGAGGTCCTTGTTCCACGACGCGATTGCTTGCTCTTGGTTGGTCATTTTGCTGGTTCTCTGTTGCTTGTTGAAAGCGATTTGTTGAAACATGAGAGCCTGTGCCAATCACCTCTCCATCGACAATTGCCGTACACTTTGCAGGTACGAAACTGTCTAGGATCACTGGAAATTGATCCAAGCCCGCAGTTTGTTTGACCAGAGAATCCATGTTGAGGATTTCGTCAGTTGTTTTGTCCATGACTTTCGCCATGGCCTCCAAAATGGTTTGCACATCGGTCTGCGGCCAAGAATTGGAACACTTGAATTGTTCTTCATGCGTTCCAGCCTTGAAGCGAAGATTTCCACAAAGTTCTAGAACGCGCTCGCAGTAGGTGCCAATTATAGGTGTTAAACTATCTGTTGACAAATACCCGTGCGCTCGATTGCAGGCTGCCTGTTCCTGAGTGAGACCTTTGTTACCGCTCAGGTGGAGTTTTGTAATGGTTCGAATAGGATCTTGAAATGTTTCATCATTGTGCCATGGATCAGCGAAATAGCGCCCTGCAAAGGGTACCGGATCGCCCATGGGAACCACAACAGATTCACAATTCATTCCTAAGTCTTTTGATGCCTGAATTAATGCCTCGTAGTACGTACCGAGCCAGTTTGGTGTATTTCCATCATCCCCTAAGTTTATTCCCAGTTTCTCGAACGACTCTAATGAGGAGTGTCCTTGATTCCGGAGTGCACTATAGGAGATGTACGCAGCTTTCAACGTATTGAAGCTGGTCAAAGGAGAACCACTTCTGGTTCCTGTCCCGGCGTCGTATTTTATGCCTTCCGCTGTGACTGCCTTAGTCTTGAAGACTTGTTGGTGGTAATTCTTATAGGCGGGTCGGTGTTCCTCATTCAACCAACGAAGTCCAATTGCTAGTGTTACCTGCTCTTGGAGGAATCTGCTCACTGTTCCGTCGAATCGTCCATAGTCACTTGGGACCAGTCCGAATTCGCCAGCAAGCTGAGCCAATTCACGCATTCGTTTGATGGTTTTCTTTGGGGCTTTCCCGACACCATACCATTTGAATTTCTTCAAGTAAGTTGCCAAAGCGATGGTATAAGCAGACATGTTGATTGTCAATTCAGGTGACATTGTTGTTATGTTCCTTGGATCATTGACTGCAGCATAAGGTTCGGTCTTAATGAATGCCTTAAGCTGGTTGTTAACCATTGTACTCATTCCATGGATTGCGTCCTTGAAACGAGCCTTCTGCAATTTCCCGTTCTGTTTCTCCGCCACTTCCGCGCTGTCTAGTGGTGTTCCCGTGCCCGCGATACTATCCGGTACCACCAACTTCACAAACTCCCTTGCGTAGTCGTAGTATTTCCTGCCCGGATCGACGTTGTTTCTTGGTTTATTCACTCTCCCCTCAATACAAGATTGATCGGCGTTGTGGCCTTTCGCAGCAAATAATGCGGGGTTAGTTACTATGGGGTTGGTTACAGCTCTGCCAACCTGTTGAGCATCTTCAGTGTATACTTGTCGCTGTCGAGGAAGTGCACTGAAGTTCGTCTGATATTGTCCTGTCGTGAGTATGTTTGGTGTAAGGTAGGTGAAATCCCAACAATTAAGCAACAAAGGAGCAAAGCGAACTTTCTCCTTCTCGTAGCCTCCGACACCAAGCATTCGCTCGATATCGGAAGTCCGGACTGGCGTGTCTTTGTTTGCCAGACGTGCTTTGATTGAATGGAATAAAAGCCCATCAATTTCAACCGAGTATCTCTCTCCAGGTCCTCGTACTGACATCTGATCAGTTACGGGGTCCCAAAGATAGTCAAGGTTTCCATTGCGTACTTTTAACCTTTGAAGAAACAGGTTCTGCCATTTAGAAGGATCAAAAATCCATCCAATGTAAGAAATCCTGGCCTTCGGAAGCAACCAGATTAGCCGATGATGGGGGTCACCCTCGACTTCTCGTTGTTCCACATCAAATATACACATTGCGCCATACATGTCAATCACTACCACAGTGTCACCTTTGTAGTGCCAAAGTGGATGTTGATACGATGCGCCGCCATTCACATGATACTCCAGAATCCCATTCGTGTCCACATAATACGCAAATTCATTGTCACGATGTGTGAGTGTTTTTGGTACTAATGTGTACATCAGGATAGGTTTCCAGTGCATTAGCCATCTGTTCATGTCTGCGTAATAATCAACGTCCGTGAATACGAAGCAGTGATCAGCTTTCACCGGATCATCACGATATTCAACGTGGTAATCCTTTGGATGGTAAAAGTATCTGCTACCGTCTCCTCGGTCGCGATTAGAACGTGAAACGACATAGGGTGTGTACCCAGCCGTCTCAACGGTGTTAATCATGAACTCGTTTGCTGATGATCGAAATTCAGCAGAACGTGGATGTGTGTGGCCGCTGTGACAGGGGAAGATGTTGATCTTCCGCTCATTGGGGACCAAAATATTCCTCATCAGCTTTCGCCTCAGAAGAAATTTCGACTCCCACCAAGATGTGTCGCGCACACTTAATTTCTTGAGTCCGAAGATGGTATACACCGCTCTGAAGATTCTCATAGCTTGTGATCCAATAAATTGCGTATTCCACATAAGAACCCGTTCTCCAATGGAGGGACAGGGTATGTGTTCAGTGCTAATTATGGATTTGTACGCTCGGTACCATGCTGGAAGGTAAGTGACATTGAATGAAATCATTGTGATCCCAAACAAAGCCCCAAACACTTTAGCATACCAGGGTGAAATCTGGCAGACAAACTTGAGGATTCTCCATAGCCTGACCAGTAGTGGCCTAGTTAAAGGTACCACTGGCTTGGTTAAAACCCGAAGTGTAGATAAAATCATTTTCGTAATAGAAATTTTCGTAG